TCGAATCCCGGTCGCGCACGCAGTAACTAAGTGCCAGACGATCAGGGACAGGCCGGCGGATGGGCGCCGGTACGGGGAGGCATCCCCTAAGGCGGGTTCGAGTCCCGCTCTGGCAGCGAGGGGCGGCAGATCGCATGGTGATGACATACGGGGTGCAAGCCCTAGGGAGTCCTACGCGGTTCGAGTCCGCAGGTGCCGCCCCTCACCAATCGAATAGAACCAATCGAATCAATCGAACGGAGCACAGCAGCACATGAGCGACGAATTCGAGATCGAGATCGAGGACGCGCAATCCGATCTTGTCCGCGTGGCGGACATCGACGGCCGGAACGTCGTGATCTTCCCGGAGAAGATCGACAAGGACAAGGGCGACGATGGCAAGCCGTACAACTACCTTCAGGCCGACGTCATCGTCCTGGACGGCCCGGTCACCGAGCTCATGGACACGATCCCCTTCGTGGTTACCAGCATGCGGCTCACCTCCGGCCCGCTGGTTCGCAACGGCGAGCGCGTGATGAAGAAGGGCAAGGACAAGCCTTTCGCCGGCCGGATCAACAGCCAGAAGGGCAAGTTCGGCAACAAGGCCTACGGGATCACCACGTGGGAGCCGGACGCGCCGATTCGCAAGCTGGCCAACATCGAGGCCGCGAAGTACATCAAGGCCAAGCCGAAGGTCGTCGAGGACGCCGAGGACTTCGAGTAGGTCTTTCCGGGGCGGACGGCTTGTGAGGGGCCGGCCTCGAGCGCCGTTGTTCCGGGCGTGCCTGATACGGAGCATTGAATGCGAGGCCCGGACTACCGCCATGGTCCGGGCCTCGCACCGTTTCTGGATCGATCCTTACTGTTAAGAAGGTTTGCAGATGAATGCGAGCAGAGCTAAGCGCCGTTGGCTGAAGTGGGCCCGATACGTGGCCGGTACAGGTACGAAGAGCACGACGAAGTACTCCAGTGGATGGCACCGTGGACACGCGCGCGCTTTCCAGGACGCCACGTTCGCCGGCCGCGCTTACCCTCGCGGTGCCCGGGAGCCGTACTTCGCCAAGTGGATGGTGCGGTGAACAGCTATCAGGCGATCGAGCGGCACTCGTTCGGCCTCGGCACCGAGGCACTGTACGTGGCCGACGAGACGAACCATGTGCAGTGGCTCTCGAATCGGGCGGCACTGGCCGCCAAGGAGCCCGATATTCCGATCATGATGTCTTGCGACACCTGCGGTGATCGACACCAGTGGAGAAAGGTCTACGTGATCGCATGAGCAAGCCTGTCCGCGCCATTCGCTCCCTGGCCGACCTGCGGCCCGGGGATATCATGTTCGGCCCCATCGGTGGCATCGTGCCCGGCCTGTTCCCCGTGGGCGCCGGCCAGCTCCTGCTGGCCGAGACGTTCCGTGCCGGCCGGATGAGCGTGCGTCATGTCGGGGTGGTGGTGGAGGCGGCGGACCTTACTCTCATCCCCGGCCCGGCACCTCGAATGCGAAAGGGCCCGCGCCTCGTCCAGGCCATGCCCCGCGGCGCCGAGGAGATCGAGCTCACCGAGGCCGAGCACTGGACGGATCGGCACGCCTACGTGCGCATCCCCGAGGACTATCCCGGCCAGGCGCGCGACACCGCGGCGATCGCGCGCCTGTTCGTCAGCGAGCAGGTGCCGTACTCCTTCGCCTCGTACGCCGCGCTGATCGCGTGGCGCTGGGGCCTGAAGGCAGAGCGGCTGGAGCGGTGGATCGACCGGCGACGGCCGAAGCCGATCGAGCTATCGTCGTGGTCGAATGGTCTGGCCGGCCACCCGCGCGGTGGTCGTCTTCCCTACGAAGCGATCTGCTCTGTGCTCGCGGATCAGGCATGGTCGCTGGCCGGCAAGCGGGTGATGGAGGGCGTGCCGCGGCAGGTGGTGACGCCCGGTGCCATGGCCGCTCGGTTGTTCGCCATGCAGGGCATCGAGTGGGGCGGCAAGGGCTTCCTCTGAGATTATCTCTCTGCTATGCTTGAGACGTAGCAGAGCAGACCTCGTGGAGGGGAATCCCGTGCAGATCGAAGACCCGGAGGTAATCGGATGACACCTACGAAGTGGGCCATCCTGGCGTGCCTCGCTTACGCGGCCGGCAGCGTCAACGGCCTGGCCTCGCTGCTGGCCTTCCACCGCGGCGAGGCGGTGTCGGCCGCCTCGTACCTGATCACGGCCATCGCCTTCCTGTTCCTCGGGTACTGCTCTCGCCTCAGGGCGGGTGTGCGATGACCCTCTACCTGCTGCTCATGCTGTTCGGCTTCCAGCTGCTCCTGCTCCTGCTCTGGTGGGCAGGGGAGCCGGTTGGCCGGCATCGATAAGATCCACAACCGCGGGCCCCGGGCTTCATCACCCGGGGCCCGTCCATGTCTATGTTATTGAAACGTATCAAACGTGGGCAAAAGGGGAGGGCCCCTCGCGGGGCCCCTTGTCCTCAGATCACCCGGTAGGTGATCGTGTCGCCGGTGTTCGCGTACTCCTCGGCCAGCTCCCGCTTCGCGGTCTCGATGTCATCGGCCAGGACGCCGGCCACCGCGGGGAGCTTGATCTCGCCGATCGCGTTCTCGATGTTCGCGATGATCGTGTAGGTCCGCATCTCTGTCTCCCTGGCTCGTTCCCTCTTGCTTATGTATGAAGTATAGCAGAGACATGGAGGGGGCCGCAACCCCCTCCATGAAGATCTTCTAGCTCTGCTGGCCGAAGTCCCGCTTCTCGTAGCGCTCGATGTCCTCGGCGGTCGCCGCGCGCTCCCGCGTCCAGTCCGAGGAAGTCTCGTCCCCACCCTCCCGGCGCGCCCGGAGGATCTCCATCCGGGCGGCGAACACGTCCTTGTCCTCGACCAGGAACCCAGTCCGCGCGGCCGGCTCCTGGATCAGCTCGCCGTGCTCCCCGGTCCGGAACTGCTTGTCGTTGGTGTTGCCGTTGACCTGCTCCATCGTGTACAGCTTCTCGCTCATCTTCGTGCCCTTCTCTCTCTCGGTTATGTACATAGCATAGCAGAGACATAGCCCCACTGCAAGACATGTGGCCTACGTCACATTCGTTGGCAAGGTAGCTATGTCTCTGCTATAGTAGGATCATGCCCAAGAAGATGACCCGCCGAGAGCTCGCCGCGGTGGTAGTGCTCACCCTCGCAGCGGGGGGCGCGCTCGCGCTGTTGATCTTGATCACCATCCGACCCACCAGTGACTTCCTCCCCTCGCTGATCTTGGCGATCATCAATGGCGCGGTCATCGGCCTCGCCCTCACGCTGCTGGTCCAGTTGATCTTGAGAAGGAGCTGACCACTATGGCGGACTTGATCTTGAAGGGACCCGTAGCCAAGGTCCAGCTGAGTATCGACCCCTCCGAAGGCACCGTATGGGCTGCCTGCATCAAGCACGGCGAGATCAAGCGCCCCGATCGGCTGACGCTCAAGCCGGGCGATACAGGATGCATTTGGATTCGGGAGTACGACGATCTGCGCGACGCGGTGAAGTACGCCGCGGACCACGCTGACACGGGGAGGCAGGACGCATGACCAAGCTCGGCAAACTCTGGACCGGAGCGGTGGCCTACGTCAGCCTCTTGGTCGGCGCCGGCCTCTCGGTGGCCGGCAACCTGGCAGACACCTACCGCATCCGGGCGGACGCGGTGGACGCGGTGGACATCGCGCTGGCCATCGGCCCGCCACTGGCCAGCCTGCTCGTGGCCGAGCTCTTCGTGTCCGCCTGGCCGCGCCGGCTCAGTGTCCAGGCCGTCCGCTGGTCGGCCACTCTGCTGGTCGGCACCCTGGCCATGGTCGTGTCCTGGCTGCACATCCATGAGCTACTACTGGCCCGCGGCCAGCTGCTGTTGGTGGCCATCCTCTGGCCACTGGCCATCGATGGGCTGGCCATCATGGCCATGGCAAAGATCCTGGTCACGCGTGCCGTGTCCAACGATGTCCAACCCTCTGTCCAGTTGGACACGCCCCTGTCCAACGATGTCCAACCCTCTGTCCAGTTGGACACGCCCCTGTCCAACGATGTCCAACCCTCTGTCCAGTTGGACACGCCCCTGTCCAACGATGTCCAGCCCTCTGTCCAGTTGGACACGCGACGGCTGGAAGGTTGGACAGAGCCTGCCGCCGACCCTGTCCAATGGGACAGGGAGCTGGACGGATGGGACAAGCAGGTGTTCAACGCCATCGCGCAGGCTGGCCAGGAGCTGGCCGACGAAGCGGAGGCCGTGGCCAACGGTGTCCAGCGGCCGGCGCCGTCCGTGCCGGTGATCGAGGGCGTGCCGGCTGAGGCACAGAAGCTCATCCAGGAGTGCCTGGATGCCGGGGATGCGCTGGGTGCGGTGGACGCGCTCGTGGCCTCCACGTTCAACGTGTCGCAGCGACAGGCACGCAGGTGGCGGACGGGGCGCTAAGGGGCTTTCCCCGGTCCTATCGGTCTGCTATGCTAGGTACATAAGATCGGCAGACAGGAAGGATGGGGAGATGGCGGAGCGAGTGAGACGGTGCCAGAGCTGCAACGGCACTGGTAAGCAGCTTGTCGCCGACAAGCACGGCAAGGTCACGGAGCGCACCTGCGCAGCCTGCGGAGGGAGCGGGAGCATCTACATCGGTAACATCTGACCCTCCGCAAACAGCAAAGCCCCCGGCCTCATGGAGGAAGGCCGGGGGCTTTGTGCTGCTTAGGCGCAACCTTACCCTACCTGCGAAAACGAGGGGGTCAGCGCTTAAGCGCGTAGACCCCTTCACGCCAGTGGATCAAGGCCGAGAGGTCGTACAGTCGGGCTTCAGTACGCCCGTACGGTGTGCCGTCCGGCTTCTCGATGGGCTCCGGGAAACCGGGCTCGGTGGACGCTCGCCGGAGCCGGCCAAGGCCGATGGCCATCGGCCCGTCCTGGCCGGGGAGCATGTCCAACGCCTCGGCCAGAGTGACCGCGGTCGGCAGCGCCTGCTTGGCCGGCGTGTCCAATGATGTCCAGGACTGGCCAAGCACTGGGCCAGTGGACACGTCCAGGTTGGACAGGATGTCCAACGCCTCCTTCTCTTCTAGCCAGGGCACGCGGAAGATCTCAAACCCGTCCGCTCTGGCAACACCCCAGATGCCGCGGTCGCGTGAGGGGCAGGCGATGTAGTCGATCGTGTCCACCAACATTTTCCAGAGTTTGCGGTCCCACCGGGCGATGAATCGGCCGCCCTGGAAGCTCTCCCGGATGTCACCACCGTTGCCACCGAAGACCGAGGCGCTCGCACGCTGAGCGGCCACGAGGACATGCATCCTCAGTTCTCGTCCCATGCACACGCTCTCCTGCATGGCCACGATCGCCGGTGACTGGAGCGGTGGATCGAGGTCGGCGGGGTCAAACGGCGCGTCGTCCGCCTGCGCCTGCTTGGCCGCGAGGATGATCTCCTTGCGCAGGCCGCGCCAGTACCGGGCCAGTTTCTTGGTCTGGACGTTGGCTTCTTCGACGGTGATGATCACCCGACGTTGGCCATCCAGCTCATCCTCCGGCAGCTCGATGCGTCGCTTGATCTCCTCGCCGATCGCGACCCACGTCTCATGTAGGTCAGCATCGCGGTAGGCGTAGATCACTTGCTCTTTCGAGAGCTTGCCACCGCCTGCCCAGCGCCAATGTGAGAAGCGCTTAGGGTCGAGGATGATCAAGCCATCACCCCTCAGGGCACGCTGCACGAGCGCTACCCGGATGAGCACGCTCTTACCGGTGCCCGCGGGACCGGACATGATGAAGTGCGGCGAGTCCTCGCTGAGGCTGACCTTGACAAGATGACCTTGAGCCTTCCGGCCAACGATCATTTCGTCATCGGCGCACTCTTCGATGGCCGTGCGCAGGCCCTCGAAGGTCACCGTCTTGGGCGGCTGCGGCGCCGAGGAGAGCTCCACGCACACATTCGCGCCGGCCTCTCGCCAGTCGCCGCGGACGGGCGAGGGGATGCCGAGCCGGGCTCCGACGTTCTCTGTGATGGCCTGCTTCAACCGCGGGCTGAGCGCGACTGACGGCGGGATGGAGACGCGCACGGCCCCTTGCGCCTCCTTACCCCAGTTCTCCGGCAGCTCAATGGCAGCACGGCCGGCGCGTTTGGTGTACCGGCCACCGATGAGCGTGTACAGCACGCGTGCCGCAGGGTCGATGAAGCTCTGGTTGTTGCGCCTGCGCCGGGCCCAGCGGATGGCTGACCGGACGATCCACCACATCGCTATCGGCCAGGTGGCAGCAAGCCACACGCACGCCGCTTGCCATCCGGCAAATATCAGGAGCAGCGCCGGCAGCGTGAGAGCCGCGTGCCGGCGCGCCAGGCGCTGCCAGATGGGCCCGGTAAGGGTGACGTACGGACGCGCCCGGTAGTCCACCGTGGCGCGGTGCAGGAAGGTGGCGTTGTCCCCGGGGCCGCGGAGCGCCTGCCCGGTGATGAAGTACCGATAGAGCACGCGCAGGGGCAGGGGGACGCGGGCGTGCTCGCCGCGCCAACTGATCAGGGGTGCTGCGTTCTGAGGCACCTGATCAACGCTACCTCACATGTGACGTATAGGTCACATGAATGATTCGGACCTATGGCGTATTCGTCACACCGACCCTTACACTCAGGGCCCATGAGCATCGAAAACGTGCAACTTGCACATCGGCACGTTCAGCGGGGGCGGTTCATCCTGGAAGTTGCCGAGGAAGTGATGAAGGACTGGCCGGTCGGACAAAGGCATCGCGAGGCCGCTCCTGCAGCGGCAGCCATGGCAGCCATGGCTACGGCGCACTTCACCGCCGCGACCGCCCTGACGAATCTCGATCTGGCCGGAGATCCACTTCTGAGCCTCAGCGAGGCCGGGCACCTCGAATGACCAGCCAGAGGAGCGAGTGGCGCGACACGCGCCCGATGAACTGGGCTCGCAGCGTCGCGCGCCTGCGCCGGCTGGCCGAGGAGCTGAAACACCATGGCTTCACCGTCACGGAGCCGGACGATTTGGAGACTCCCCCCGAGCGACGTATTGCGTCCACGTAGCACCTATGCCAGACTGATGACATCGCGGTCGGGGTGGATGGACGAAAGAGAGCCTCCGCCCCGGCCGTCGCGTCTCAGGAGGTGCTCGTGCCCGGCTGGCTCGCTGTCTTGCTCGTGCTCTTCGCCTGTCCCACGCTCGCCTTGATCGGCGTAGCCCTGATGTTGAGGAAGCCGTGGTGAAGCTGTTCGCGCGCTACCGGCGCCGCCGCCCGGGCGTCTATCTCTACCGCACCTTCCGGCACATGAAGCCCGGGACGGAGTGGGGCTACGCCGGCAAGAGCCGCGACCTGGACATCCGCAAGCGCTGCCACGCCGGCACCTGCGGTCGGCACCCGAACCATCTCGAGAAGCCCTGGTACGACCTTGTCGTCTCCCGCCGGGAGCTGCGGCTCCCGTGGTGGCTCGGATGGGACTGGATCACGCTCTCACTGGAGACGCTGCTGATCCTCGCCATCCGACCTCGCTACAACTGGCAGAAGAACCCGCGCCCGGGCAAGGTCGGGCCTCGTACGCAAGCCGCGCAACGCGCGGCGCGTGACCGGGCCCGCGATGTACAGCTGTTGATGCAGCGATCCACGGTCGCCTACGGCGCGCTCAAGGTACTCGGAATTGCAATCATTTTGGTAGGAATTGGGGGGTATTGGTGGAGCCGATGAATCCGGACGGGCCCAAGGTCAGAGACCAGGGTTACTCCATTGTCGAGGTGCCCGACCTCGACCGTATCGACATTCGATGGGTCGGCTTCACGCAGATCGATCTCTACGTCCCCAGCGCGGACGAGCCCATCATCTCCTTCGATTTTGAAGGATTGCTTGCGTTCCAGCGAGCCATCACCAAGGCGCTCCAACTGGCATCGAAGGTCGAGCACGCCAACAACAACCGGGAAGGAGCGAGCGATGACCTCGCCTGACAAGACCGTCGTTCTGCGGCACCCCCCGGTGCTCACCGTGCGCACCCTGCCTGCTCCGAACCCGCGTCCGCGAACCGAGATCATGACGGCCGGCCGGATGGAACGCTGGGAGCTCGTCGGCCAGGCCATCAAGCAGGAGCAGCGCGGCGAGATCAAGCGCCTGCGACGCAACCCCGTCTGGAGCCACGAACATCAGCGCTGGGAGCTGCCAATACGCCGGCTCAAGAGCGGCCCCCCGTGGTGGCGCTTGCCCGTGCTCGCCTCAGCCGCGGCCGGCGTCCTGCTGGCCGGGATCTTCTGGCTCGGATGGCGTGCCGCGAACGAGGTCACCGGCGAGGCTCTGCTGACGTTCCTCGGCGCCGCGCTCGGCGGTCTCGTCCTGCTCGTTTGGCTCGGCCGCAGCCGGCGCGGCGGCGGTGGCACGGTCACCGCTACGGCGATCGCCTCGGTGACCGTGAAGCGCTGATCCCCCGGAAAGACCGAAGCCCTCGGACCTGGCCAGGTCCGAGGGCTTCATGCCGTTCACCCGATACGAGAGATGACGGCAGCGTACCTCAGCGGTTCTTCTTCAACCACGCGGAGAACAGGCCGGTCAGGCCACCGACCGCGGCGACCGCGGTCGTCGCCCACCATCCGCTCCAGCTCAAAGTGTCCAGATCGGCTAGCCAGACGAGCGCGCCGGAGGCGCCCACAGTCGTGAGCCACTGGACGAGCGCGCCGACCTTCGACTCCTTGGCCAGCGAGTGCGCGCCGTCCTGGTTGGGGCCGGCGTTGACGGGATTGGGCATGGTCATCACCTCTCGTAGCAACGGTATGTCACTGCCAGATCATGCCATGCCTTCTCGGCATTGCGGCCTACTTCGGTCTCCGCCTCGGCGAACACGCGCTCCTGCGCAAGGAACACCGAACACATGCCGCGCCGATTGTTCTCGGCCAGCTGCTGCGCCTTGGCCTCGGCATCCGCCTTGGCTCGCCGATCGGCCTCCAACGCGTTCTGCGTCAGTCCGCGGTTGACCACCACGGACAGCGCAGCACTGGCCGCGGTGAGCGCCACCACTACGAGCCACGAATACCAACCGGGGTGACCGCGCTCGCGGAACCATCGCTTCAACGGCACGACTACTCAGCTCCCGAAGACGCGCCAGATGATGACGGCGAGGACTCCTCCGGCGGAGCTTCCGGCTGCGATCCGGCCGTAGAGGCTGGCCCGCCGGAACGCGCCTGCCAGAGCTGCAACAGGCCGGGGGCGCCGATAAGTACGCCTGCCACGTACAGCGCTGTGTCGTTGGGCTGGGACGGCGGATCGAAGAACACGCCCGCCTGGCGGAACATGATCAGCCACCCGCCGATCCACGCCACCGTGTCGCGTAGGAGCGTGGGCAAGCCTGGTCGCATGATCACTCATGATCCACCTTACGGGGGAGGGGACGGTATCGGATCAGTGGGCAGGCTAGGAGGCCGGCTCCGCAGGGACGTCATCGTCCTTTTTGAGCTCCGCCAGCAGCTCCGCGGCACGTGCGTCGATCCGGGCCTCGAGCGCCGCGCGGTCCCCGTCGTCCGCCTTCACGTTGGCCAGGATCGCCTCCTGCTGTGCCTGCACGCGAGCGATCGAGGCGAGGATCTGATCGCGCCGGAAGTCGGTGTAGGCGAACAGGGTGTAGAGGCTGATCTTGCGCTGAGTTGTGTCCTTCGTGGCGGCATCGTTGACCTCGAAACTCATCAGTTTCGCGATGACCTTGTCCGCGACTTCATCGGCACTCGGCATGTCGTCCTCCTTCTTAGGGTTGGCGTACCCGGCCACCAGGGCAACGAAGCGCGACCACGGGAAGCCCTGACCCGGGTCGGTGTGGGTGCTCTGGCCGAATGCGCGCGTGATCTCCACGTGTCCGCAGAAGCCCTTGATGCCGGCCTTCACCTGCGAGGCAGACAGCTTGCGGATGGGGATGTTCCATTTCACCGCGTCCCGAGCGGCCTGCCACGCGGCTTTCTGCAACAGCGCGGTGTGGTAGTCGTCGTTCCAGTTGACGCCTTCGGCGCGCTTCACGGTCGTGCACAGCTCGTGATGGATGCCGCGCCGGTTGCCCTCGCCCTTGGCCGTGTGCGCGATGTCCTCGGTGCGTACGCACTGCACGGTGGAATTGGAGTCGTGGAAGTAGTGCGTGCTCGTGCCGTCGGTGCGGCGCGCGTCGTACGCGGCGCCATCCTCGGCGGACTCCGACCGGGACGATCCCTCGGTCGTGTGGATCACGATTAGCTGAACGCTCGTTCGAGAGACGTCTGTCCAGGAGCGTGGCCGGACGAACGTCAGGTCCGGGTACTCCGGTGAGCGCGCCATTAGAGATCGAGGCCCGTCACGAGGAAGCCGGCGGCCAGCGCCGCGATGGCGAGCGCGAGCAGGTTGACCCGCGGCGGACTGACGAAGGCGGCCACGATGCCCAGCACCATGGCGAGCAGGAAGAAGAACATCGCGAGATCCATGACGGCCAGCCTACGGGATCAGACCAGCGTGGTAGGCCAAGTGATGTTGGCCGCCGATTCGATCTTGTACGCATTGATCCACGTCGGCGAGTCAGCGCCCCGAATATCCGTGTTGTACGTGCCGGCGCCCGTCACCGTAGCCACCAGTGCCGCGGATACGGCAGTCCCTCCGACCTGGAAATGCCAGATCAGGTTGAAGCCGTGCGAGGCGTTCGCCGAGCAACATGCCCACCGGGCCTGGATGCCGAGCGTCTGGCCGGACGCGTTCGTCTTGCGCAGCTGGAACATGGGGCTGTTGTTGGCCACTGACACTCGGACCAGCCCACCGACCTCGATCTTGTAGGCGGTGTTCGCCTCGAATGTGGTCGTGCTCAGCGTGGTAACCACGGTTTCCGTAGTGGTCACGCCGGCCACGTTTGCCACGTTCGCGGCGCCGGCCACCCACACCACGCGGTTCAGCTCGTCCAGGTCGCTCGGGTAGATCTCATCACCGATCGCCGGCAGGGTCATTTGGTCATCCCCTCACGTCCGGCGCCCAGCGCGCCGGCATCCATATCCGGACCGCGGCGCCGGCCACGTGCGCCTTGCTGATCCCGTTGATCGCGCGCGTCACCGTGGCCAGCTGGCCGCCATTGCCGTCCACGGCGCGCCAAGTGATGTTGTCAAAGTAGACCGTGGTCCCGTTCGCGGGCGAGCCTGCCACTCCGAGGCCGAAGCCCGCGTATACCGCATTGGCCGGCGCCGTACCGGTTACCGAGTACTGCGTCCAGGTGTTGGCCACGAGAGCGCCACCGGAGAAGGAGGTGCTTAGGTAGTTCAATCCGCTGTCGTACCAATCGATCGAGGCGCCGGCCGTTGCCGTTGCCGAGCTCGAGCGAATCCACCCGCTCGCCCGATATTGCGTGCCGGCGTTCACCGGTGCCAGGTTCGCTCCTGAAGGCCGGATGTAGGCCTGCGTGGGAGAGCCGGACACGGTGACCAAGGCCGAGCGCGTGCCCGTCTGCGCCTGCGCCGATGACCAGCTCAGCGTGCCGCCAGTGCCCGACCATCCGGTAATGCCCGACTCAAACGTCCCGTCTAGGGCGGTGAGGTTGCCGGCCGCGCCCATGCTCGTTACCGTCATCCGCTCACCGGCGATAATGATGTCGTACGGCTCAGCCGTGGTGCTCCATACCTCACGTGCGTCCGAGGTCAGGATGGGGACCTGCGTGGCTGAGGCGGTCATCGGCCCGCTCAGGGTGCTTGTCGCGGTGGCCACACGCCGGCTACCGCCGTAGATGCCGGTGAGGTAGGGCCCGTAGGGCGTGGCGTTGAAGTCGATGGTGCGCGTCATGTTGGAGATCGACTCCGTGTAGCCGCGGACGATCTGGGGTGCGTCGTCCGGCCCGCCGCCGTACAGCGGCAGGTTGATCAAGTCGAAACGGCTTCCGAGATCGAGAGCCGTGATCTCGGAAGCCAGTCCTTGCACGGCATCACGGTGCAGCTGAATCTGGACCAGCGCGAAACGCAGCTCGTCCCACGTCCCAAAGAGCACCTCACGTTCGGCCAGGGGGACGAGCTGCGCGTCCGTGGCCGCATTGCGGGGGATCGACACGTCGAAGACGCCGATGCCTTGCGGATCGTCCTCGCGCGCGCTGACGTTGTTCGAACCCGACTCCTTGACGTACCGGCCGAACGACCCACCGGCACGAGTCACGGTGACGTCATTGCGCCAGTCTCGGTTCTCCCGGGGCCGCAGCGTGTCGGAGAGGTGGAAGGCCGTGTAGTCGATCTCTGGACCGGTGCGGTTGCGCATCGAGTAGGAGGAGCGGATGGCCAGGCCGAGCCTGTCTCGCGGCGTGAACAGGATTCCGCCGTCGATGTCCGCGCACTCTTGCAGCAGGTCGATGCCAGAGAGCAACCCTTGTGCGCCCATGGCCGGCGTCTGCTCGATGCCATCGAGCGTGTTCGGGCCGATCCACCAGAACGGAATGTTCAGCTCCGCGGCCAGGCGCAACGCGCGGTCGCGCGCGCTCTCATTGGTGTAGCCGTTGGTGCTCTGAACGAACGGAAGATCGTCGAACCCGAGGTCAGAGCGGGCAAGCGCGACGTGCGCGATTTGAAGATCACCTTTGTCGGTAAACGGCCAGGAGATCCACGAGACGGGACGGCCGGCCGTGCCTGCGAAGGTGCCTTCGGTGCCGTAGTAGACAGGTCCACCCATCGGATACCAGGAGAGGAACCAATCCACGTTGGCGCCATCCTGCCGAAGCAGAATGCGCATGGCGATCCACTGGTTCGGGCTGGCCGAGGCACCGAAGGTCGTGTTCGACGTACCGATCACGGTGCCCGTATTGCCGATGATCTCCATGACGTAGGTGGTCGCGGAGACGTTGATGGTGATCTTGTAGACCGAGCCAGAGCGGTAGTAGAAGGAGAAGATCTCCTTGCTGGCCGCGGGGATGTTCTCGAATCGGAAATAGAACAGAACGTACGCGATGTCCGTGTTGGCACCGCGCGGCTCGGCGATCGCCGAGGCGTAGCCGTCATCGGAGGTGAAGGCGAGCGCGCCGGCCGTGCCCGGCAGTTCCGGCGCCGTGCCGAAGGCGGCGTCCTTCATGTAGCCGGTGCGGCCGATGTAGGCACCGATCGAGGTGGAGCCGAAGCTGTCCTCCATCGGCCAGTAGCCGTCCATGTCGAGCCGCGACAAGTTGCGGTAGATCGGCGAGTGCAGGGGCTTCTGGCCGAACGTGAGCCGCTCCCGGATGGAGGACGCGTTGATGTTCACGATGACGTCCGTGCCGGTGGGGTCCCACTCCGCGGGCATTTCTGGAATCTCGCCGTAGAAGCGGTAGTCCGCGTCGGAGATCTCGGCCGAGGCCTCAAGCGTCCAGGTGTTCGGTGTGCCCAAGCCGTCGGACCATGTCGTGGTGCCGGTGGCCTGGCTCGTGGCGTTCATCCGGGCCACGATCGTGCCGTCGATACCGGTCCGTAGCGCGAAGTCGTAGATCTTGCCGGTGAAGGGCTCGGAATTGATGCCCGATCCGAAAAAGGTGCGGGTGCCACCCCCGTTGGCGGTGCCGACCTCGAGCGGAGCTGATGAAGCGTAGATGCTCGTGGTCAGCGGTCCGGTGACCGTAGCGCCTAGCTGCGTCCAGGGCCCGGTCATGGAGTCGCCGGTATAGAAATACGCCGCGCAGCCGGCGCCGGTGTTGACATCAAGCACAGCGCGCAGATAGAGCCGGCCACGGTCTGGGATGTAGTCGGTGCTTCTGGCGATCGTCCGGGTGGCTGAGGTGCCGTCAGTGGTCCAGATGAACAGCAGCCGGCCGTACTGGTCCGTGGTGAACGACCATGATCGTTGGTTGCCGGTGCTCACGTACTTACTGGCCAGGATGTGGCCGGCGCGCCCGGTCCAGTCATCGGCCTCCGCGTCGACTCGGACGTCGATGTCACCGGTGATGTCGAGTACGGCCTTGTCCGCGGTCCAGGCGCGCGCGCCGTCGTAGTCGTCAGTGCCCAGCGTGCTCGTATCGGTCAGCCGCAGGCTCGCGTCAGTGGTCTGCATGAAGCACCGGTACGGCGTCCAGGGCCCGATCATGCCGTAGTACGGGCTCAACGGATTGCGGTTGGAGAAACGCCCGTCGGTGTTGTCCAGCTGGAAGGCGGCCACGTCGGTACTCAAAGCGGCCTGCTCGCTAGAGTTTCCGCGGGTGATCCGGACCTCACGCGGGACACCCCGGGTTTCCGACGTGACGTCCACCCATGCGCCGTCGATCAGCAGTTCCTGACGGATGGGCTGCAGCTCGGTCATCAGTAGGCCCGCCCGTATGCCGACTGGACGTTGCCGCCGAACCTCGAATTGACGATCTCACGCTGCGGATCGAGCAGCTGCTGAGCCAGCACCCTGCCGTCCAGGAGCAGCTGCACGAGAAGGGGCCCGCCCCCCCTCGTGCTCTGGCCGGCCATCCGCATGGAGTCCGGATTCGACTTCACCGAGCTACCCGCGGGTAGCTGCACGAGCTCCGGCCCGTGCTCACCAACCCACGTCATGCCGTTGCGGATACCGCCAGACGCGGCGCCGCTGATACCGCCTGCGGCGCGCCGGCTGAGGATGGCACCGACGCCAGCGACCGCATTGCCGACCACGCTGAAAACCTGACGGATGCGTACGGTGACATCGACGTCATCGATCCCCTTGAGCTCCCGGTTGACGCCGGCCTTGAATTCGGCGAACTGCTTGCGTGCCCGGCTGAGCTTGGGGCCGATGCCGGGGACCCAACCGAAGGCGATGTCCGCGCCGGCCAGGATGGCGCCGAAGACATCCAGGATGGTGACGATCAAGCCCTTGAACACGGTTCGGGCGAATCCGTACATCTCGGCGAAGTTGGCGATCAGGTGGCCGACGGTCCGGATGATCAACTGGATGATGTTGAGGAAGTCATTCCAGAAAGCATTGGCCGAGTCCCCCTCGGCGCCGATCGCATCGAACATGTCGCCGAGGGCATCGCCGATTCCGGGCAGCTCATCAGCGAGCGTCTCGATCAACGGTGCGCCGTTCTCAGCGAATCGGGTGAGCGCGGGCAGGAAGTTCTGGAGAAAGCCGACCACGCCGGCACCCAGCTTCTCGGCAACCGGACCGAGCACGGCCCCAAGATGATCCACGAGCGGACGCATCTGCTCGAGCACCCGGCCGAGCCCCTCGAGGGTCGTACCGATCGCGGGCTTGAAGAAGTCGCCGAACTTGCTGAACGTGTCCTTGACCCGTGCGCCGAAGGCCTTGACCTCGGCCATGATCTTGGGGTCTTTGAGCGCAGCCGCGATGCCGGCCGCGAGAGCACCACCCGAGACAGCCGTGAGCAGTACGGCCCCGATAGCCGCGCCGAAGGTCGGGAGCAGCACCGCGGCCAGGGCCCCGACGGAGAGCGTCTTCAAGATGATCGAGAGGAAGTCGCCAGAGAAGAAAGTGCTCACGGCCGAGGAGAGAGCGCCGGACACTCGGCCAGCGATGGCCTGCCCGATTCCCGCCATCTTGCCCAGCAGGCTCTGCCGATCCACGTCCACATCGACCTTGGCGTTACCCCCGGCGCCTCCCGAGCCGGCGCCGGAGATGAAGCGGCCGTTGGCGCCGCGGAGGCGCCCGTTAGCGTCGCGGTAACTGCCGTCCCCGCCATCCCCACCGCGGCCCGCCCCATCGCGAAGACGTTCGTTGACGTCGCGGTTGATGCGCTCGGTCACGCGCTCGGAGACGCGCCGGCCGATCGTCTCTCCGATGGTGTCTCCGATGCTGGCGATATTGCCGCCCTGGTTGCCGGCCTCGCGCCGCATGTTCTGGCCGAACGAGCGGGAGAAATTGGTGGTCACATCGGTGCCCATGTCATCGCCGAGATCGCGCGACTCCTGCCGGATGCGATCGAAGACAGCGCGCGTGTCGTTGCGCGCCTTGACGATGATCACGACCTCATTGGGCATCGACTTCCCCCTTCCCTTCGTCCGGCTTGCCGTGGCTGACGATCGCCAGCAATCGCAGATTGACCGCGTCCATGGCCAAGATCTCCTCCGGCAGCTTGTGCCACCGGTCGGCTAGGCCGATGATCAGCTCCGCCTGAGCGAGCTCATCCGGCTTCTCTACGCGACTGCCATCGGGATGGACGCCTCCGGGAACTGCTCGCCAGAGGTCGATTCTTTTCCCAAGTCGGTGTCCCGCTTGATGCTGATCATGACGTCGAACCAGGTCAGCACGATCTCGAGCGCCACATCCGGATCAAGGGAGAGCAGGCCGTCCATGTCCTGCTCAATCGGCGTGCCGTCTTCGTCCTCGAGATCCCAGGAGTCGAGACGGTCGGTGAACAGTTCGAACAGAGCGCGGACGTCGTCCAGCTTGAACTTGCCGTCGCGCGCCTGCTCCGCCTGGCCGGCAACCTCGAAGAGCTTGCCGAGGCTAACGGAGCGGACGCGTACAGTAGCGCCGTCCAGATCCTCGTGCCCTTCGAACTGGAGCGCGAAGACCTTCCGCTTGATCTTGTGACCCACGGACTACGACCAAGCCGGGACGGTGCCGTCGGCCAGGGAGCCGGGCGCCGTCCAGGTGAGGGAGCCATCCGTGCCCCGGGTGAGCTGGTAATCGGTGTAGAGCACCTCCGGCGCGAGCGTCTGGCCAGAGATCACGATGGTGGTCGTGCGCGCCACGCTCGAGCTCGGCACGGTCTTGAATGTGGCGTGGCTCTTGCCGGCCGCGTCGTTGAACACGCCGTTCAACGTGGTCGAGAAGTCGGCCAGCAGGAGGAGCCGCTCGATCGCGCTCTTGTCGATACCGGTCACATCCTGGACCGCGCGCGGCGTGGAGAAGTTGAAGTTGGTGACGTCGTTCTTGATGTCGTTCGGGGTGCCTGCGGAATCGTCCACGCTCAGCGTGGTCCAGCCCAGTCCTGACTCTTTGGCCATGTCAGCCCTTCTCCTGTCGTTCTTTGATCATGTCCAGGTGCTCGCCGAGGTCTTCGGCCCAATCCTCCGGACGCCGGTGGACGAGCCGCTCGCCGGACGGGTTCCCGCGGTGGTCGCCCCCGCGGACCACGTACAACGGCGGCCGGCCGTGCGGGAGCCGGTGCTCGCTGGCCCGAAAACAGGGCTGGCCTGGCGCGAACATGAACTCTCGTTCAGCTCGTGCCAGGTTGCCGTGACCAGTCGTCTCATGGAAGCGCCGGCCGTGAACCTTGCTCGCGATGTACTCGGCCTGCGGCGAGCCGGCAGGCACTCGCGTGACCCACCCTTTGAGGAAAGCTTCGCACCCGACCTCTTCGCAGGTGGCGCGGCGCCAGTGCGTAGCCAAGGGCTGGCGGATGGCGTACGTCTTGTAGGCCTGGACCGGGCCCAGCGGTTGCATCCGGAACGGGTTCGGCATGGTCATCAGTAACGGCACCTTCCCCAGCAGTTCAGGCAACACCGACGCATCGCCGAGCCCGACGACGGGGGCGGATCGGGTGCCTTGCTCGGTCGCGGAGGCGACTTTGGCACCTTCGAGGCCTGCTCCTGTCCACGCTTTTCGGTCATCAGTAGCTCATCGCCGTCAGGTGCCGGGTGAAGGCCACCACGAACTGAGCGTTGGTGAACGTGCCGGAGGTGATTGCCCGGACGTACCGGCGAACGGTGCCGGCCACGGTGAGCCGCTGTGCCCCGCGCGCGGTAGCCGCGGTGAACGCACCACCGGTGATGTTGGCCCAGCTCGAGTTGTCCGCCGAGTCCTGCAGGGTCACCGTCACCGAGGTCCCGGTGACCGCGAGCACGTGAAGGTAGGCGCTCCCGCCGAACGTGGTCGCGGCACCGCCGTCCAGGCTCGCGCCGTTCGTGGCCGCGGTGTCTGTGCGCACGCCGGCCGTGAGCTGCTCGCCCCATTCCAGCGGGATACCGCCCGTCGACTGCGCTGACGTGTTCATCGTCAAGGAGCCATCCTGGCCGCGCGAGGGGTCGTAGCCGACCTGTACGGCCAGGATGGAGGCGGCACCCTTCCCGATGCCGGAGCCGCGTAGATAGGTGACGTAGCGGTCCGTGGTGGGCAGTGCGGAGAGCACCGGGTGCGCCTGGCCGGCCGCGTCGTTGAAGAACGAAGTGAACTCGATGGCGCCGGTGAGCAGACCACCCTTGCGTTCGAAGGCTTCCTTGTCGATACCGGTCATGTCCAGCGCGGCAGGGCCCCCGCCGATCCGGCTCAGGGAGCCGATGTCACCGGACAGGAGATAGCCGTCGATCAGGAGCTGATCGCCCAATCCGCTCTGCTTGCTCATGGCTGTTGCTCCCACGCGTCATTGAGGATCAAGGGCAGGGTGATGGTCATGACGCGGAACATCGCGCCCTTGTCACCGCTACCGATCTGGATGTAGCCGGCCTCGGCACGCAGACTCTCCGTCCCCTGGCCGAGCAGATCAACCGCGGCCACCAAGCCGTCAAGGGTGAAGTCCGCGGAATAGCGCCGCATCAGCTCATCGGTCGCCTCCATGATCCGAGGGTCGATCATGTCCTGCGGCTCGGCGATCATGTTGGTGTAGATGCGCACGTTGAGGATGAGATAAGCGGACGTCGCAGCCAGGCCGGACTGCGCGGCGTACGGCGCGATGCTTTGCACCCACACCGCGGCGAACAATCCCTCGATCGGTGCCGACTTGGGCTCGTACTGGTTCACACGTTCGAAGTAGCCGGTAGCCATGGCGTGGCTCACGGCCATCTCGATGACGTCCAGAGAGTTGATCATCCGTTCAGCACCCGCACGATATCGGTCATCACGGGATCGATGATGTGCCTGGTGAGTCGCGCGTTGTTCATGATCGCGGTCGTCTGCCGGAAGTGCCGGTAGCCCTTGAAACGGGTGGTCCGGTTCCGGCTTCCGATGCCTTCCAGCCAGGCGCCGTAAACCACGCCCTGATCAGTGACCACGTGGTAATCGGCGCGCGGCTTGTCAATGACGCGCGTCCAGTAGTACGGGCGTGGACGACGGAAGTAGCCGTGCATGAAGAGCTGGAGTCGCCAGTGCGCCGCGGCGGCCACCCGGCGCTCGATCTCCTTCACGCCGGCATCCATGATGCGGTCCGCGCTGGCCGAGAAGAACGGCCCCGAGACGGTGGCCATCAGACCGCCCGTCCGCGCGCCTTGCGACCGTAGGCGCTGTAGACGGCGTCCAGGATCGTCTTCACTCCGCGGCCGGCCGCCTCGCGCTGGTTGTCCCCGGAGCCGACGGTGCGGCCATAGCCGCTCGAGCCTTGCTCGAGTGCCGTGACGGTGAGCGCGAGTGTTGCTTCCTGGACGAGTGAAGGTGCCTGCAAGAGGGTGATCGTCGCATCTGAGGCGTGCGCGGCCACGCTCGTGCCGAGGATGCCTCGCCGGACCGTGGCCAGCCGGGGCGCGGCGATGAAGTCGCCTGTGGTGTGCTCGGCCAGCGTGGAGGCGCTGTAGCCGCGCGCAACGATCAGATTGTCGCCGCTGATCTGCTCGATCAGCATGCGCTCGGCGCCGATCAGGATGACCTCGCCGATGCCGAAGACGCCGGGATTGGTGACCGGAACCAGGCTCTGACCCTTGCTCGCCGCGAGGTCCGCGGCGAGGGTGGCTCCGGCGAGCGTCAGCTCCTTCTCGGTGACCAGCATGCGCTCAGAGCCGATCAGGATCAGCGAGCCGACTCCGATGTCGGAGTCAGCATCGAGCGCGAGCGTGGTGTCATCGGTGGCCACTTCACCGTTGGTGAAGGAGTCAACCTTCGTGGCCACCGGATGATGGTAGGTGCCAGTGATGGCGATCGAGCGCTGCCAGGTGTCGCCGGCCTCCCAGCCCACCGAGCCGGACCATCGGATGTCCAGCCACCGGTAGGGCGGACCGCTGGCCGGCTGAGCAATGTAGTCGTCACCGGTCATGGCCGTGCCGCCGGAGTCGATGGCGGTGATCTCGCTCAGCTCGTTCTCATGCAACCAGAGCGTGTCCGTTTCGGGGACATCGAAGGTGCGCGTACCGGTCCAGGGGTAGAAGCGCCGGTGACACAGCGACTCGACTTCGCGCGAAGACTGGAGAATCTTGGCGTCGATCCGCTTGTTCAGGCGGACGGAATCGGCATAGCCCAGCTCACGCTGCACTACCTCCCGCGTGATGTACGGGATCTCGGGATCGGTCATGATCGCGGCTGCTTTCTGCGCGGACCGGACTATGCGGTTGACTAGCGATGATCCTAGACGACGTGTCCACCGAACAGACAGTGCCGGCCGCGCGAAGTGATCTCCAACGGCCAGCCGTGCTCGGGACAGTCGAGCGGATTGACCAACCGCTCCTGATTGCGGGCGTGGTCCGCGCGCGCCTCACGCACGATGCCACGCAGTGATTCCCAAGAACCCCGCGCGACCGGATTAGCCACGCTGATCGAGCCCAGCGTGACGGGTACGGCGACGCCTTCGGGTGCTATCGCGAAGCCCGGCTCGATCGTCTGGCTAAGTCCGATCGAACCGAGAGTGGCGGGCACGGCCAGACCAGACGGCGTCACGCTCAATGCCTGGCTCAACGCTGGCGTGCCGAGCGCTGCGGGTACCGAGATGCCTGCCGGCGTCACACTCAGCGCCTGGCTGAGTGTGGGCGTGCCGAGCGTCGCGGGTACGGCGATCCCGGAGGGGACGATGCCGCCCTGGCTGACGGCCAGGGAGCCGAGCGCAACAGGGACCGAGATGCCCGAAGGAGCGACGCTCAGCGCCTGGCTCAGCGCCGGTGTGCCAAGTGCCACGGGCACGGCGATGCCGGACGGCGCGACCTCCTGCGGCTCCTCGCCTTCGGGCTCGAAGAGAAATTCCACGAAGTAGAGCGCGCTGGCTCCGACCTGCCGCGGGTAGGAGAGCGCGGCATCGATCGTGAAGGTGCCTTGCCGCAGCTGGCCGAGGCCTACCGGGTCGGTATCGTCCGCTGGCGCCGTGATCGGACCGTTGGTGAGACCGGACGCGCCCGGCCCGCCGCTAGTGAAGAACCCGTTGGTGAGCGCGTAATCGGTCGGATGGTGAACGCCGGCTCGGTACATCGCCGTGCTAGGCGTGATCGGGACCGGGTCTTCGAGGGGAACCTCATTCCAGCCGACGGCCGGCGTTCCCACAAAAATGATTGGGTCGAAGATCGGGGTGCCAGCGCCACCAGCGCCGAAGTCGCTAGCCGTCACGCGCCAGCCGGCCACGGTGTAGGTACCGCTCCCACCGTCAGACCAGAATCGAACACCGGTGATCGAGCCGGCCTCGGTGAAGATCTCGGTGGTGCCCGTGGTAATGCCGGGCCCACCGTCGGTACCTACCCCCGCGGGCGTCTGCGACGTAAGGAGGGTTACCACCGGCTACGAGCCGAGCTTGAGGATCTTGTTCGTGCCGTCATCGAAGGTGATGGCAACATCACCCGTACCCGGCTGGATCGGCAGGCCGGTGCCAGTGTCGTAGTAGGCGATCAGGCGCTGAGCGCTCTGTGCCACGTCCGCGCCACCGGTGACCGCGCTGGCCTGAAAGAGCAGGAGCGCATGGTTGACCGCGCTGGCCGCCGCAGTGATCGTGGTGTTCCCGGCATCGAAGACGCCGTTGGTCACAGTGACCGAGCCGAGCGCGGCACTCGTGCCGTTCAAGGTGCCGGTGGAGACGACGTCCGACATGAATTCGTCGGTGGAGTCGTAGGTGTACCCGCGGACCAACGCCGCCTTGATCACGGCGGTATCGAGGTCGATCGCGCCCTTGAGCAGGCCTTCGAGCGCCTTGGGGAAAACGGCGTTGGTCACGGGGAGATCCTTACTTGCCGGTCTTGGGAGTGGTGCTCTTACTCGGGGTGGCGCTCTTGAAGGCGCGAACGTTGGACTTGTCCCGGCCCGTGTCGTTGCCGGAATCGGCTGCGGTCTCGGTGGACTGCTTGACGTCCTCGGACTTCTGCTCGTCCTCGGTCTGCCGGCGCGTGGTCGCAGCGTTGTCCTCGCCGCGCTCGTCCTGCGTCTGCTTGCCATCCGTCTCGGTGGTCGGGCGAGTGTCCTCGAAGCGAGGAGCGTCCGAGTCCGGGTCAGCCTCGTTCACGACGTCGCCGTTGTGCGCGATGATCGAGCCGTCCGGGTAGCTGGCACCGTAGTTGCTGCTCCTGGGCATATTTGCTCCTTGAGAGATGAGGGGCCTAGGGGCGTTCATTTACCCTAGGCCCCTCACGCCTAGACGGTCTGCGACCGGAGGTTCTGCGGCGCGCGCTGGATGGTGAGGTCGTGCAGGACGGCCACCGCGGTACCGGTGGTGCCCGCCACGGTGCACTTCACGTACGGCTTGCCGTCGGGGCACTTCATGGCCGAGACGTGCACGGCCACCAGGTCCTCGGTGGTGGCCGACTTCGTGAAGGTCTCCGAGGCCGGAGACACCGCGGTCCGGTGCCAGACGCCAGAGGCGACGTCCGCGGCGCGACCGTAGTAGTGGTCGATCACGTCGGGAGTCACGGCGCCAGTGCCGGCGTTATCGGAGGCGAACGTGATCGTCACCGCGCTGGCAGCGTCCACGTCGGTCACCAGGAAGGTGACGCCAGTGGCCTCCTTGAGGGAGACGTAGACATCGTCCGCGGGGGCAACGGCGTTGAACAGACGGCCGAGTGCTTCGGAGTACATGGTTCCTTCTCTCCCCGGTCCGGGGTTTCAATGCCGGTCCGGTACGCGCCTACTCCCGGAGTGGGTGCGGGCTAGAGGTGAGTCCCGGAGCAAGCGGGGGGCCGTTGCTCCGGGACGTGATCAGCCTACGCTCAGGCGCGCGTGGCCAGCTGGATGAACGGGCTCAGGGTCGGCCCGTTGTTGGCCGGCGTGATGGCGTTGAGGATCGCGGGCCGGCCGTCGTTGCGCTGGATGGCGCGCAGCGTGGTCTGATCCGAGGTGAACTTGACGTGCGCGGACGTCTCGATCGACAGTTCCTCGCGGTCACCGATGTAGTAGAAGCCGAAGTCCACGAGGCTGATGTCGCCCTGCGTGCCGAGCACGCCCGGGGCCTTCTCGCTCATGATGACCGGCAGGCCTAGCAGAGTGAGCTGCGGCCGGCCGTGAGCGTCGGGGAGCCAGACCACCGAGCCGCCGACGTTCTCGGTACCGGCCACGTTCTTGACCTCGGTGGTCATCATGGCGAGCTGCACGAAGGCGTCCGGGGTGACGATCCAGACCGCGCGCGGCAGCGACTGCGGCAGCAGGCGAGAGTACATCTTCAGGATGTTGACCCACTTAAGGGTCGCCGCGGCCTGGCCGGACTCCTTGGCGATGGTCAACATCGCCTGGTTCTGGGTGCTGATGGCGCCCAGGGGCTCGCCAGCGCCGGAGCCCACGAGGTAGTCGCGGTCCTCGTACCATGCGAACGCAGGGGGCAGGGCCTGACGCAGCCAGGCGAGCAGAGCGCCGCCGGTGTCCTTGATCGTCTCGTTCGTGATGTACGCCAGCGCGGTCTGCTTGGTGACGTCCAGCTTGATCCGGGCGAACTTCGCCTGGCTCTCGACGAACTCTTCGCCTTCCTCGGTGCGGTAGACCACAAGGCCACCGAAGACCGAGGAGACGTTGGACGTAGCGTCCACCGTGGGGAAGCTGAGGGTGTTGGTCCCCATGGGAATGACCACAGCGCGCGGCCGGACGATGGCCGTCTCGAGCGAGAGCGAGACGATCTCGGTCCGGAACTCTTCCGGCACAAGGAAACCGCCGTCGCTCGGCACCTTCTCCTGATAGGCGTTCAGGATCTGGAGCTTCTCGTCCAAGACCTTGCTATTGGCCAGGCGAGCGTTGCCTTCGAGGCGCCGGTGCCAGATGGTTTGGACGAATTCGCCCATGTCTTCGAACTTGCCGTTCAGGCCGGCGCCCTTGGCCTGCCGGTTGCCCTTCGGCCGGACCGCGGACAGGTCGAGACGCGCATTGGCGATCTCGGCCTTGCCGGCGCCGGCATTCTGGAGCATCTCGGTCAAGGAGGCCTGCATCTCCTCCTTGACCATCTTCTGCAGCTCCGCGGTGTCCGCGGTCTGCGCGGCGACGTAAGACTTCATCGCCTTCTGGAACGGCGACGTACCATCGTCGTCCTTCTTCATCGCGGTAGCGAGAGCCTGCGGAGTGTCGAAGGACTGAACGTACTCCTCCCACTCCGCAGAATTCTTCGGCAGTGCCGGAGCGGTCATGCTCGGATTCCCTTCAGATCTTCGATCAGTTTGGTGTGGTCGTATTCGGGCTCCGGCGTTTCGGCCGTGGGCTCCCGGAAATGCGCGTTGACGAACTGCTTGGCGCGGTCGTTGAGGACATGATCCCATCCGGTCAGCCGCGCGGCGAGGAGCTCGTCTTCGTCTTCGTCGTCTTCCTCGCCCTTGGTGAGCTGCACGAGGTCATGCACGAGGCCGGCGTCCAACGCTTCCTGGCCGGTGAACCAGACGCCGTCCTCGCCGTTCTCGGTCATCTTGGCGCGCCAATACGCGGTGTCTTCGCCGGCCGATTCGGCGTACATGTCAGCGATGTTGTCCGAGACCTTGTCGAGCAGTTCGGCGGCGTCACGGTGGGTGTTGCCGTTGCCGTAGGTCATGGTCATCGCGTCGTGGATCATGACGAAGGCGTTGCGCGCGGAGTAGATGCGGTCGCCGGCAAGCATGATGAAGCTGGCCGCGGAAGCAGCGAGACCGTCCACGTACATGGTGACCGTGCCGGGGTGGCGCGCCAGCAACGTGTGGATCGCAATGCCTTGGAAGACATCACCGCCACCAGAGTTGATGCGGACGTTGACCGGACCCGGACCAGCTTCCTTGAGCGCGGCGGATACGTCGTTGGCGGTAACGCCGTCCATGAACCATGAGGCGCCGATCGCACCGTAGATCATGATCTCGGCCGGCGCGCTGGCCGAGATGCGCTTGTGCACGGCGAGTCCGGAGACTTCGGCCAGCGGGCGCGCCGGCACGGGCGCGCGCATGGCGAATTCGGTAGCGGGCTGGAGCGCGCTCAGGATTGAGCGACGGCGCTTGTTCACTCGCTGGACCTCCGACGGATCACCGTGCAGCGGCACCGGTTGCCGAACTTCGCACCGATGCATTTGATGTAGCCCCGGCCACCGGGGTAGTCCGAGTAGGCCGATGATCGATTACGGTACAGCTTGCCTTTGTTCTTCTGGCAGGGCTCGCAGATGTTGCCGTCCGATCGGGCCTTGACCTTCCACCGCATGGCCATCTCGATGACCTTCATGAGATCACCCGGCCACCACGCAAGATGTTGCGCACGGTCCGCGGGCCCAGCGGGAGTGGTACGTACTCCGCGTGCTCCTCGGACGGCTTGTGCCGCCCGCCGCAGCGCGGGCAGTTGATCACAACTTCGATCGCCTCCGGCTCGCCCGGCGAGGGCTCACTCGTCTCCGGCTCCGTCATCGGGCACACTCCCTCCCGGTGGGACGATGATCTTCGGTTCGGGCTTGGGCGCCATCTTCATGCGCGGGATGCCGATGAAGTCGGCCGCTTCATCAGGGTCGGCGCCGGCATCTACGAGCGTTTTCCAGGCCGTTGTTTTCGTGGCCATGGTGGCGTTTTCGGACTCCTGATCCGGCGGCACCGGGTTCTCGTAGTCGAATTCGAGCTCGCGCGCGCCGGGGCCGAACAGGGGGAGAAAGTCATGGTTGGCCGCCGCCTTGAGCCGATCGAGGCGGGGCACGGTGAGCGTCTCGGCCATGAGGGCGAGGCTGGCCGTGGCGGTCGCGCGATTGACATCGTCCACGTCACCGAGGCCGAACTTAGGGAAGCCGTACGCGTCCAGGATGGCCTGCTTCGTGAAGCCGCGCGACTCCACGAACTGCATGTCCTTCTGCGTGTACGCGAGCGGGACGAACTTCGAGCCACCCTCGATGATGGCCACCCGGCCGGCGTTCGCGATGCCCTTATGCTGCTGCTCCCAGCGAGCCACCATCTCCTCGAATTCATCATCGTTGAGGTTGTTCGGGACCTCCACGATGCCGCCAGGAGTGGCTGAATTACGGAAGAAATTGGACGCCCAAGTGGCCTGCATCTGCTCGGCGTTCAGATCCGGGCTCAGCGCGCCGAGCGCGCTCTCTCCGCGGTAGACGTCCAACGGCGCCGGGGTGCGGACCATGATGACCTGCTCACGGCGAAGGGGGACTTTCTCGCCGTCGGGGGCCGTGTAGATGTAGCCAGCGATGAAGTCGGTGTTGGATTCGACGGGGCTCATCCGGTCCGGGCGTACGGGCCACATCTCGACCGGAGTGCCACCGGTGAGCCGGGAGGTGCTGATGACCCACCAGGCTTCCCCGGCGAGGTCCAGGTGTTGCTGGCTGACCTCGGCGAATTCCTGCCAGGGCATGAAGGGGTTCGGCCGGCGCCAGACCAGCAGAGCGGCGTGCCGGGTGACTTCGGTCCGGTCCTCCTTGAGGCCGGAGGGCGCCTTGCGCCAGAGCTTCCATTCGACGCGGGAGGTCATGGAGGCGAGCTTGCTGACCACGCCGTAGAGGGTGCCGTTATCGGAGTACATGCTGAGCTGCTCGGCTCGGCCGCGCGCGCCGGAGGCCGTACCGATACCGACGCTCATGAGGCCGGAGCGCCAGCGAGAGATGTAGGGCACGGGCGGAGCGCTCTGGTTGGCGATGCCGCCGAGCAGGCTCCGAAGACTCACCTACGTCTCGCTTCCAGGAAGAACAGGGCGAGTCCGGCCGTGGCCCATCCCGCGATGGGGCTCAGCATAGCTGCACTGATCACGAAAGCGGAGCATCCGGCCAGCACGAGCGTGTGACGCAAGGCAAAAGTTGTGATGACAACCATGAGTGCGCGGAGCGGGGCAAGGTTGATCTTGCGGAGTCGGCGCATGACCAGGGTGAGCGGCCGGCGCCGGACCTTGGGCGCGCGCATGCTCTCGTCGCGGCGTGCGAGCAGCTCGCCGAGGGTAACCGTGGTCATGGGTACAGCATAAGCGGAGGTGGAAGTCATGGTCAGCGCGCGAGGCGGCAAGCACGGGTATGTCGTTCGATCGAGGCAGAACGTCTACAAGGCGCTCCGGCGCCAGGGCAAGAGCAAGAGCACCGCGGCCAGGATCGCGAACGCCGGGCGAACCAAGGTCGGCCGGGTGGCGATGGCGCGCAAGGCTGCAAGGTCGCGCTGAACATGGAGCAGCACCTAGACCACGAGTCGCGCTAGCTCACCCCGGGGTGTCCGCGTACGAAGCTCGGCCTAGGTGCTGCCGGACTGAGGATAGACGAAAGCCCCCGTCTGTGCTGGACGGGGGCTTTCCCGATCACTCAATCTCAAAGTCGGTGTGGTCCAGGTTGTAGGCCTGGCTGAGACGCTGGATGGTGATCTCCACCTGGCCTCGCTTGACCCATCGGACCCGCTTGCGGTCGTTGCCCTGGCCGTCGAAGTTCCGCTGAATTATCGTGATCTTGACCATCTCGATCTCCTTCTCTCTGCTGTTGTGTGTCTAGCATAGCACAGAGATGGGGGACCGCAAGTCAACCCCGCATGAAGCGCACGCGCGCCTTGGGCTGCGCGTCCAGCTCCATCATCATGTAGCGGTAGCAGTCCATGCCGTCGTCATCGATCTTCGTCGGCTCGTCCTTGCCCTTGCTGTTCCAGACGTAGCCGGGGAATTCGGCAAGGGTGGAGGTCGGTTTCTTGGCATCCTCGCGCTCGATATCGCGCACGATGCCGGCATCGCGCATGAAGGCCACCCGCGGCCGGCCGCGACCATCGAGCCGGAGCCGGCCGGCTGCGACCTGGATGCCGTCCTTCACGTTCTTGTTCGCCGGCCGGGTGCGCTGGCCGATGTGCCGCTCGAGCGTGGCCCGGTCCTCGGCATCATGATCGCAGAGGATGCGCTCGGGGCGTTTGGCGCGCCAGCCGGTGACGGGCGGTCCATCGAAAGACCGCGGGCGCCCGGTATCGGTGTTGATCGGACCCCATCCGCAATGCGCGCGGATGGTGCGCGCGTGATCCTCCACGAGATTGCCTGTCTTGTGGATCTCATGCACGAGCACAGCGCGGCCATCCGGATCGATGGCCCAGTCCTGCCAAACGAACGGGTGGACGTAACCGAAGTCCACGGTCCAGATGCGACGCCAGTCCTCGGGGACCTCGAACCGGTCGATGACGTGCAGCGCAGGGTTGAATTCCTCGTAGATGACGCCCTCGGCCGCAGCCCAGATCCCTTTGCGCAAGCGCAGGTAGCGGACGCCGGTGAGCGCATCGAGCAGTGCCATGTAATCGCGGCCGGCGTCGGTCATCGAGCCGTCCTCGTTGAAGTACCGAGGATTGTCCTCGTGGCGCGAGTGCAGCATGAGCGTCTTGCCGGACTCGCAGCGCAGCTTGAGCGGATGCGTGGGCTCCTGCGGATTGCAGTCCATGATCAGCTGTTGGAAGGAGAGTACGCCGTTACGCAGGCGTGTCGTTGCCATCTCGAGCTCGTCCACCTCGAGCTCGGTGGCCTCCTGCACAAAGATCACGTCGTACTCGGTGGACATGATCTTCATCGGGTTGTCCATGCCACCGATAGCGATGGTGCTGCCGTTGGAGTAGCGATACTGCGCCGGCTCCCGCCGCGAGCCACCGAAGAACGTCACCGTGCCGTCCAGGAGCGCCTGGACGGCGACGTCCGACTCGTACGTCTTGATGGCCGAGGTGGTCAGCGAGACGGCTGTCTTGCGCATGATCAGGCAGCGCACCTTGGGCGTGAGCAGGCAGATCAGGTGCAGCTTCTCGAGCGCGGCACGACTCTTTCCAGTGCCGGCAGGCCCGGCGAGCAGCACTTCCGGCCCGCGGTACCGCATAGCTTCTGCTGCGGCACCGCGGGGTCGGAAGTGATGGACAAGAGCTGTGGTCACACTGCGATCATGCAGCAAGCAGTCGAAGCGCCGAAGTGACCAAGCAGGAGGGAATGGGCTCACCCTCGGTCCGCATGCCGTTGAAGAACTCACGCATCGCTTCCGCGAGATCTCGGTTTGAGGCACGGGCGATGGCCACGCGGAGCGAATCGCGCTGGGAGCGACTTGATTCACGGCCTGAGAAGAAGGAGGAGCATGCGCGACGCTCGGAGGCGGTGAAGTTCTGGACGATCAGATCCCCTGCATCCATTTTCATATCCGCCCCTTGTGTCGATTGGTGCTCCGGAGCGGCAGAGCGCTAGGGGGGCGTTGCCGGTGGGGCATCCCATCCTCGGCTGATTGACTGGCTCGCCAGTTTCGAGCTGAGAGGTCTCGGTGTCACCCTCGGGCCGTAGCCCGTTGCCGTTCCCTAGCCTGTCCCCCTCACCGTGTGACTCAACCACGTATTTCGGGAGATTTGACTCTGCCGCTCTGGAATTTTCAACTTCCTGCCTTACATCTCTACTATAGCACACAGATAGCTCAGCGCAAGTCCTCCGGCGAAACACCTTCGATGAACAAGAGCAGTGGTCACTGGCCGAGAATGTCCCATGCCACGCGCGACTGCATGGCCATCGCCCCATTGCCCGCCATCCGTAGCGCGTCGTTGCGCGCGAACTCGTCTGTGAGGAAGCCGGCGCGGTGGCCCATCATCCATTCAGACAGGGCGGCATTCAGTCGGCGGCCACCTTTCGGAGCTGGCTCGGTCGGCTCGGGCGGCGGCGTGCCGAAGACCTCGGTCCAGAGCATGACGGCCGCCGCGTATTTGCCCCAGTGCTCGGCCTGGACAGCGGAGCCCATGGTGAGATCACCGCGCCGACCGCGCTGATTCGGTCCACCGTTGGTGCCATCCGTAGCGCGCGGAGTAGGCAGGAGCGTTTCCGCCATGACCGCCTGGCCGAGCTGAGGCCGCCACCCCTCGGATGAGCGTCGTCCCCCGGTGCCGATGTCTGTAGCGCGCGGAGTGGGCAAGAGGTCCATGCGGGCCATGGACTCGAGCGAGTGCCGGACCGGACCGACGCGACCGGCGGCGCCGCCCTGATTGCTGCCGTACGAGCTCGCGGTGGGTGTGGGCAGGAGAATCCGCCCACCCGTGCGCGGCGCGCCACACTTCGTGATCACGCGCTCAGCTTCCGGCGCGCCCTGGCCGACGTGCCAGGCGCGCAGAAACCATCGGTGCCGATGGTGGCAGCCACCGACCGCGCACGCGCCGAGCACCATCCATCGGCAGGCGTAGCCGGCGGCGCGCAGGTCGGACAGGCGCATGGCGAGCACGCTGCCCTTCTGGCCGCGCCAGTCATCGGCGCCCTTGACCAGTGCCACACTGGTGACGTTCTGGACGTTCTCCAGGAAGAGCTGCCGCGGCTTCACCTGGTCAATGACGTCCATGACATGCGGCCAGAGGAACCGCTCGTCCTCGCTGGCGCGCTTACGCCCGGCAACGCTCATGGACTGGCAAGGGTCGCCGGAGGTGAGCAGGTCGACATGCGTACCGGGGAAGCCCTCGGCGGTGATATCCCCGAGGTTGGGCACGTCCGGGTGCTCGCGCTTGAGCAGCCGGGAGCAGGAGTCATCCGTCTCGGCCAGCCAGGAAAGCTCGCCGGGGAGCTGCTCATCGAGGCCTCCGACGCCGGTACATAGGGAGGCTTTGGTGCGGATCTCTGAGTCCGCCATGGTTATCATGTTCCTAGCATAGCAGAAGGATAGCTCAGCGCAAGTCGTCCGGCGAGACCCCTTCGATGCGGTACGTGGTGGTCGTGTTCATGTCCCCGCTGACCTGCGTGCGCGCCACGAGCTGACCCATCTCCTCGGCCGCCTGCTTCAGCACGCCGGCCGCCGCGCGCACGTCCACCTCCTGGACAACGACTTCCTCTGCCAAGCCGTCCTCGTTCGTGACGTACTCGCGGACGATCTTGCCGTTCGGTGCGACCTTCGGCGTCGGTGTGCGCGCCACCTCGAAGAGCTCTTCGAGCGCACGGAGCCGATTCGCCTTCTGCGCAATGAGGATGCCTGCGAACTCGTTCTCCGCTTCATCGCGCAACGCCTGGATCGCCTCGGCCTCACGATGCTTGAACTGCGTGATCGCACCCTCAGTCACGCCGTAGCGCTCGGCCAGGGCTGCCTGCGTGACGTCCTCGAGCGCCAGCGCGCGGATGAGACCGTTGCGCTTAAGGCCACCGAGCTTGCCGCGGTCGCGCCGCGTAGCGCCGCTCACAGACAGCTCCCACATGCCGTGCCGCAGGCCGCGCAGTCTCGATGCCATCCCGGGCCATGCGCACTGTGCCCGGATTTAGAAAGCTCTTTATGCATAGCCTGTGCAGAAACCTGTGGATAACTCGTCACATGGCCACGGCACGACTCGAACGGCCAGCGGCACGGGACGGGGTGCTCGAGGGCATCCGGGCCGAACTGCCAGGTAGGGCGCTCAAGACTCCTGAGCAGCTCAGTCACGATGACTCACCACAATTCCCCATTCTTCCTCAGCCAGGCGAGCGGCCTCAGCATGGTCGGCCGCGGTGAGCTCTCGATCAACGACACCATGCGCCGGCCAAGAGAGCTCGACCTTGAGGACATCCGAGAAGCCCTCCACGTCCACCAAGATCTGGATCTTCCTCAGCAGCTCGTACGGGTCCAGATCCATCTAGATCAACACTCCCTTGAAGGCTTCCAGCGTGTCATGCCGGGTGAAGAACTGCTCCGGGCTCCACGTCCAGAACGAGCTCCACGTGTCATTCCAGCGCGTAGCCACGGCGCGCCGGCTCCCGCGATACATGCGCAGGGCCCAGATCGTCTTGGGCGCCTTGCCGGGCGTGCCGTAGGTCGAATGCGGGACGAGGCCACGCGACATCCGCGGCTGATCCACGGTCCACCCGAACCCGCGCGCCACCTCGGCCAGCGAAGCGACCGGCTCGGGCACGGGCATATCGGCCGGCTCCCGAGAGGTCAGCAGCGGCGCCGGGTAGTGAGTCCGCGGCGCCGGCTCCGGCGCGCGCCAAGTCAGCGAACCGAGGTGCTGGATATCCAGGGTCACGGGTGATACACCATGCCCTGAATACGATCATCCGTCTGGCCGGCGCCCACTGCGGCGAAGACGGTCTGTGCTGGCGCGCGCTCCAGGTAGTCCGCGGCGCGCCGGAGGGCGGCATAATCCAGCCAGCCGATGATGCGGTTGCAAGTGTTGGGACCGCCGGAGCAGAGCAGGCCGCGTACGGCCTCGATGCGGTTGCCGAGCGCGTGATTGTGGTCGACCCCAAGGCGCCGGTTACCGCCTCCCTTGGGATCGTCCGGATGCTTGCCGCGGGCGGTCTGGCAGATGTAGCACCGGCCGAGCTGGGCGAGGTAGAGAGCCCGGTACTGCTTCGGGCTCACTCCGTACGACGTGAAGATGTGCCGGTAGAAGGTCCGCCACTCGCGCTCGATCGCAGCGATCATGCCGGCCGGTGCGATCCATTCCTTGACCGGATCGCTCACGAGCCGGCCTTGATCCGGTAGAAGGTCCGCGGGATGTGGGCATCGTAGGTGGACGGGATCTTCTCGCCCTTGGCGTTGGTGGCCATCCGGTTGACCTTCACCGTGGCGCGACGGCGCTCCTTCTCGAGGATGCCTTCCGCGGCCATCCGGTGCATGTGCGTCTGGAGGCTGATCGCCTTGATGCCGTACTTGCGGGCCACGCTGTTGGCCAGCTCCACCGAATCGGTGAACCGGGTACGGCTGAGCTGATCCCAGATCTCCTGCCAGGCACGCGCGACGGCACCACCCTTGTTGCCCTTGTTGCCGATCAACGGCAGGGGTGCGATGCCGTTCGGGCGTTCCGTGATACTCATGTGTCTAGTATGCCTCAGAGTGATGTTGCAACGCAAGACAGGGGGAGCTCCGTACAGTCCCGGCAATCCACCTGAGCGACATCCTCACGCGTCAGGAGCCTCCACCGCAGGACATCCTTGTCCTCGGCGCCGCAGGCCGGCAGAGAGCGATCTGTGGCGCTCATGGCGTGCACGGGCGCGGCGGCCAGCTGGGTGCGGAAGGTGTAGGGCCCGGTGCGCACCATGATCGGGCGCACGATGCCGAGCCGGAGCGCCTCCATCGCCACCCGGGAGACCCGGGGCGTCATCCGCGGCATGCCGGGAGCCTCGTAGGTGCGCCACGAGAGGCTCGGGTGCACGAGCCCACCGCGCTCGATCCAGTGCACGAGACGCGCGATGTTCAGATCGGTGACGCCGTTCTCCTCGGTGAGGCCAGGACGGGCGTGCGCGCCGGCCCGGACGATCAGGTCGGTCTCCCAGATGCCGCGCATCTGCAACGGCCGGGCGACCGCCCGCTTCTTCTCGCAGACGGCCCGATGGGCGCCGAGATTCAAGGTGGGTAGGTGGCAGATGTCGCACTCGTTCATGTGTCCAAGAAGGGTCATGAGTCAAGTATAGCAGACGGATAAGCCATGTGTCTGCATGTGCACGGTCGGCCAGGGGAGGCTGCACATGCTGTCTTGCCTGCTCAGGCCCGCTTTTTCGGCCTTGTGTGCAGGGTTGTGCAGGCTAAAACCCTACTCGGTTCTAACATCACTAATTCTTGCTACCTCTTGACGCTCTTATATATACGTACTTTTACCTTGCACATCTTGCACAAGAGAAGAAATAGGGGTGGTGAGCTGCGAAAACAGTTGTGCGGGGTGTCACCAGACACCCCGCACAAGCCTGCACAAGCAGCTCACCACCCTGCACAGCCTTACAGGGCGGCACTCCCGATGCCGTGCAGGACGGTTACGAACTTGCCCGCCTCGCGTGTCCGCTTTGAGGTGAGAGTGTCAACCTTTTGCCGAAGGTCCCGACTAAAGATCTCCTTGGTAGTCGTGTCCTTTGTGCGGCCTTCGGCCTCGCACCAATTCCGGTATTTCAGGTAAAGATGATCAAGGCTGATGTGTTGATCCGGACCGACCTCGCACCAATCCTCGATGAAGGCCCCGATCGGATCGGCGAGTCGCCGGGTTGCCTCCGCCTCGGCCCGCCCGCTGTCTGGCTGAGTGAATCGGCCACGAGCGTCCAGCCTCTCCAGACCGTCCAGGGCCCAGTTGAGAATCCCGGGCAGCTCCTCCATCAGCTTCTCGGTCAGCGACGTGTCCTCGCGACCGAAGAACGATTGCCTGAACGCCACATAGAGCATGCGGTCCACCAGAGCACCGGACCGGTCCGAGAAGGTGGGCGTGTCATTGCTCATGAGCATGAAGCGCACCCCGAGACGCCCCTTCCAGGCGGACTTGTTCTTCCGGTTGACCGTGACGTGATCCTCGCCGGAGATCTCCAGCAGCACCTGCACAGCGTCGCCGATGTTGCGCGAATGCCAGCGCACGTCGGAAGCCACGGCCAGGGCGGAGCCGATGAACGGCTCCAACCCGAACGTCCCGCCGATCAAGCCGAGATTGAGCCCGGACACGTTGTCCTTGCCGATCAGGGCGGTGAGGACGCGCGCGATGGTGCCCTTGCCCGAACGTTTCTTGCCAACCAGCGCGGCCATCTTCTGCTGCTCGGTCCGGCCACTGATGACGTACCCGAACCACTCGCCGAGGAAGTCCTGAGCTTGTACGTCACCAGGCAGCACCTGATCGAGAAAAGCGTGCCAGACAGGGCAGGAGGCCGCGGGGTCGTAATCGAAGGGCAGGCTGAACAGATTGAAACGCCGCGGAGTGTGCGGCGTCAGCCGGCGCCGTTCGATCACCCCGTTGGCAGCGGCCAGGGCCCGGTCTTCCTCGCCGACGTGCTGAATCTCGGCCACCCCGAGCGCGTCCATGACGTTGGCGATCTTCTGTTTGGTCGGCGCCCACGGGCTCCGCTCCGGGGGCTCCCCATCCTTTTTGGGCGCCGTGAGGTATACCGCGTCCCCGGTCTGCCGATAGAGCCAGCGCCGCACGACGGGCTCGGGTTCCACCTCCCAGTGCGCACCGGTCCAGCGATAGAAGTCGTCCTGCCACCATGCCAGGTGCGGAGCACCGTCAGTGGCCGGAATGAGCGACTTCAATTCCCTGGCCACCTTCAAGGGTTGGCCAGGGGGAGGCAGGACGGCGAAGGTTTCGACTCCGTCCGGGCCGGCGCCGCCTTCCACCTTCACCGCGGTCCAGCTCTTGCCGGCCTCGGTGGCGCGGTAGGCGCTGTCGATGGTGGCGATGTCGTCGCCGTCCGGCTCGGTCCACCCGGTGCTCGGGCCGAGCGCCTTGATCACGAACTTCGCGCAACGCTCCCGATCAACCAGCCACGGGAAGTGCGCGCACGCCATGGCGAACGCATTGATCGCGTTGTTGTAGCCCGACGTGGTCTCGGCCAGCTTCGTGCGCGCGGTGAGCACGAACTCTTTCGCCTGTTCCTCGGTGAAGCAGCGCTCCTCGATCGCGTCCTCGATCAGCATCGGCGCGGCCGGCGCCGGCTCGTGCACGACGCCGCGGTTCGGCCGCGCCAGGCTGGCCAGTACCCCGAGGTCATGGGTCGGCCCGTCCATCCGCTCGAGCGAGGCGAGCACCGGATCGGCCTTACGGTTCGTGGTGCCGGGGAGCCGGAAGACGCGCGCCAGATCGCGCACGTTGTCCAGCTTCCAGCCGCGCTCCTTGCCCTTGGCGATGAAGTGATCCGCCATGAGCGAAAAGGAATCAGTCACCCATTTACGCATGTCCGGTTCACGGACGTCGATCGGCTCATGAAAGCGCCATTGCGGGTAGTACCCGCCTCCCGAGAAGACCCACGCCGTGGGCTCAGGAAAGCCTGCGGCCTCGATCAGTTCCAGTAGGTCTGTCTTCGTCTCCGGCAAATCTACGGCCTTGTGACCAGGGCCTTTCAGGTCCAGGTCCAGCGCGAAGTAGTAGACCGCGGCCGAGTCGCCGGCATCGCCCCGGCCCTTCTCGAGGGTGCGCGCAAGCGTGGTGCTGCGGTGGTAGACGCCGGCTCCGTCACGCTGATCGAGCCGCTCCGCGTAGTCGCTGGCGGCATCGATGTCGAGGAATGAACGTCCCTTGAAGCCGTCCCCGTGGCCGCCGATCCACACATACCCGTTGGGGTTCTCGCCGTAGAGACCCACTAGATATGCCCGAATGGCTTCACGGTTGGTACTATCCGTCACGGGTTTTTCCTTCATGTAGTTGTTTCGACCCCCACGGAGCCGTCCGTGGGGGTCGAGTGCTGTTCAGGGGTGCTCAGGCTACGCCTTCAGTAGCCCCACATGTCGTCACGCGGCCGGCGCCCGTTGTGCCAGTGCCGCGGCGCGGTCTGGCCGTCACGGTAGTCATCGCCCCACTCGCAGGCATAAGGCGAGATCTTCTCGTCCAGCCTCTTGCGACTGCGGCGATTGACTTGGAAGGCGACCCACCGGGCATGCCACCACGACCGGTACATGACCTTGTTGCGGCGCTGCCCCGCGCCGGACCGATCCGGGCGTGCCGTAGCCGTGCTCTTTGGTCCAGCGTGAGGACGGGCTGTTGCTGGTCATGTCCTCGGCTCCTGAGACGTCAGGTGCCAGCCGGAGCAGTGCGGGCACTCGTATTCCCGCACGGGTCCGTAATCCGGCACTCTGCGCAGCCGCTTGACGTTCGCGCGTGCCTTGGCCCGGGAGGGGAAACGGACCTTGCTCGTGACGCACCATCCGCTGTTGCCGTACGGCAATTCCTCCCGCTCGCCTGGGCGCCAGACCTTTCGACGGCTCATGGCGCCCGCGTGCTCGCGATGGTCACCGACTCGCTAGCTCTAGAGCTTGCGGTATAGATCCAGCGCCGCTTGTCAGCCGCGCTGTCGCGCGTCATCTGATGTGTTTGATCCACCACGTAGACGCTCGGCCACTCCGAGCCCTGTGCCTTGTGGCAGGTGATGACGTTGGCGAAGGTGAACAGACCGCGCCGGCCACGGAAGGCGCGCAACGTGTTCCTTGCCTCCTGCTCCGCGGCCAGGCCGCGGAAACCGTCTGCATAAGCCGCAAGGTGGCGCTCGTTGCCTTCGTCGTCGCGGGTGTGTAGGACCCATGCATCCGTGCCCTCGCCAAGTACGCCGAGCACTTCGAACTGCTGGCCGTTGAGGATGCCGGCGTTCCGGTTGTTGACCAGGCACATAATGCGGTCACCCGACACCGGACGTCCGGCCGGCCGTCCCAGCTTGGCCCTGATCTTCTCGATCAGGTTCCACCGGGTGGCGTTCTTCCAGCAGATGATCTGGTCCGCCTCCATGGCCTCGGCCAGACTCACCTTCGCTGTCGGCCAGGGCACGCCCTTACGGATGTCCGTGCACAGCGCGTAGACGGGAGATTCGAGCGCCTGGCGGTGCACCTCGGTGAGCCGGTAGTCCGGCTCCCGCTTGGTGTAGTACCCGCCACCCTCGATCGGCGGTAGCTGTGCCTTGTCTCCGAGCACGAGCACCGGCACGCCGAAGCTCTCGATGTCCTGCGCCATCCCCTCGTTGACCATGGAGATTTCATCGAGCACGATCAGATCGGCGTCTGCCCACGGTGAGTCGGGGTTGAGCTCGAAGCCGGGGCGCCGGATCTGTGCTTCGAGCTGCTCGACCCTGAGGCGCGCCTCGTTCTCGTCGTGCATCCATTCGTGCTGTTCCTGCTCCGAGGAGATCGCCGCGGCGGATTGCGTGATCGCATCCCATGCTCGTTGCGCCTCGCGCAGCTCGGCCCGCGCCTCGTAGTTGTCCATCGGCGTGTAGATCGCGGAGTGGATCGTGGTAGCCGGCACGCCCTTCTTGCGCAGCACGTGTGCCGCCTTGCCGGTGTAGGCGCCGTAGACCACGTTGCTCGTGCCGATCGCCTGGCCCACATGCTTGGCCAGGGTCGTCTTGCCGGTGCCCGCGGGGCCGGTGAGGAAGAACGCCTTCCGGAACGGAGTGGAGAACCACTCCGCGATGGCGTCCAGCGCCTCGTGCTGCTGAGCCGAGAGTGTGAGCCCCGTCTCGATCAGGCGATTCTCCGGGGGGTCGCCGGCCGGTACCGACTTAGGAGCACGTAGAGCCGCAGGATCGAGCACCGGCAGAGTCCCGTACTCCTCCGGCATCGGTCGTGGTGGCACCTCGGGAAGCGGCTTCAACCGGTCCTTCGGCCTCACCCGGTCACCGCACTTGCAGATCTCCTGCTCCGGCCTGACCTCGGCCTTGCAGCCGAGGCAGAACAGGCCCGTGCCGGCCTTCACTCCCAGCCCCTCATGAGGCCGTAGGTCTTCTCGAGCTCGTTCAGGGTCCAGCCGGTTTCGTGGATCTGGCCGGCATTCCAGGACATGAGGTAGTACTTCCCGTCGCGGCCACGCACCCATTGATCATTCTCACGATCGATCACCATGACCGGTCCGGCGTCGATCACCTCCCAGCCGGCCGCCTTCATCTGGGGAGAGACGAGACTCCACCCCCTCTCTCGGAGCAGGTCGGCGGCCTGCTCGATCCGGCGCGCCAAGGCCTGCTCCGCGCGCGCCCGGCGCGCGTTCTCGGTCTGGGACTGTCTCTTCTCGGTGTCTGTCATGTGCCTAGCATATAACAGAAAACAGTCTCTGTCGAATGTTGCGCAGAGGTAGATCTCTGCTATGCTACATACATGACGAAGACCTCCGCTCTGCTGAGCGTCACCAAGGCCACCACGCAGGCGCGCCGGATCGTGGACAAGTTCATTCCGGGCGTCATGGCCACCGTGGAGAGCCGGCTCTCCCACGACCTGGACGCCGACGTCCCTATCGTGATCACTACGATCACCTTCCCGGCAGATCGCCAAGGATGCGGTGAGCTCAGTTCCGCTCTGACCGCCCTGCCCGGTTATCGCGGCGGCAACTTTGACGAATGCCGGATCGAGATCACCCGGGCGCGGTCGTGACACCGGAGCAGCGCGCGGTCATCGAGGCCGCGCGCCGTTTCGCCGCGGACCGGGACTGGATGCAGGGAGATCCCTTCCCGGCCTACCTGGCAGACGCGGTTGAGGCGCTGGAGCGTGCTCAGAGTTCCGCCGTCCAGGAGATCGAGTGGTGGCGCGTCGCTGAGGGTGACCAGCTCAAGAGCGCCAAGACGGGCGTCTTCTGGGAGGTCATCAGCGTGCAGCGCATGGCCAACGGCACCTACTCCATCGGCATCCAGCGCGCCGGCAAGCGCGCCATGATCGCCCGACCCACCGAGGCCGAGCCGAACGCCACCGTCCGGCGCGGCGAGGCCGGCCACGCGGTGGACACCTTCGTCACCGTCTTTTCCAGTGGAGGTCCCTCATGACCATGACCGTCAGCAGAATGGATCTCCGCGTGGAGATCGCTCTCCGCCTCGTTCCGCCGCATGAGGCGGAGATGATCCTGTCTAGCTACGAGCGCGAGGTGGGCCAGTTCCAGCCGGAGAGGGTGATCGTTTCCTGGTCCCAGTCTGGGGACGGGCGTCTCTCCTGGCCGTCCGCCGAGGTCCACGGGCGCCGCACGATCAAGCGCGGCGCCCGTGCCACGGTGAAGTACGCCGAGGACGAAGACGGGGAGATCGGTCACTGGCCACAGTACGTTCGCGACGCGTTCCGGCTGGCCCGGAGCCGGGTGCTGCGATGAACAAGCCGCAATGGAGCATCGCGCTTGCGGCCGTGCTCGAGATCGAACGTCAGGCAGACAAGCTGCGCTCGGTAGCACTTGATCTCCGGTGCGCTGTCCAGGATTCCGCAGGCGTCCGGTGTACAGCTGACGAGACGCCCGAACATGAGCACCGGTACAGGATGGAGGATCTTCCGCGATGACTCTTCTCCTCATTCTCGGCCTGATGATCTTTCTCTATTTCGTTCCGCGCCTTCTAGGCATGGGTTTCTGCATGACATGTCGCCGGGGCTGCGCGCCATGGGACGTCTACTGCGGAAGGCACAAGCCATGACCATCCAGCTTCGCCAATATCAGCTCGACGCTCTTGAGGCCGAGGCTCAGCACCAGATCGAGCATCCCGACGAGACGCGCCTAGCCATCGTCTTGCCGACCGGCGCCGGCAAGACGATCACGTTCGCCGAGCGGGCGCGGCGCTTCCTGGATCAAGGACCGCCAGATCAGCACACCCCGCCGCCGTGGGGAAAGCGTGTGCTCATCCTCGTGCATACCGACGAGTTGGCAAGCCAGGCATACGCCAAGGTCAAACTCGTGGTCGGCGACGCCTGGACCGTCGGCATCGTCAAGGCCGAGCGCGACGAGACGGGCGCGGACATCATCATCGGCAGCGTGCAGACGCTGGCCAGCCCGGAGCGCCGGGCGCGGATCATCGACGTCGGCCTCGTGATCGTGGACGAGTGCCACCACGCGACCGCGGCCAGCTACCAGGCGATCATGCGGCACTTCGGGTGCATGGGATGCTCTTGCCTTCCGTATCACGCGGGAAGCGACGGCCCGGAGCGGGACTGCCCTGAGCATGGTGATCCAGCGATCATTACCCCCGCCCTTGGCTTCACGGCCACCCTGGAGCGCGGCGACCGCCAGGGGCTCGGGGAGGTCTGGGAGGACGTCGCCTACTCCCGTGACGTCTCGTGGGGCGTGCGCAAGGGCTTCCTGGTCAACCCGGTCGGCTACCGGCTGGAGATCGATCCTGCCGACCTCGGCCAAGGCGACCGAAGCGCGGTCGATCGATGGACTACTGCGGCGGACACACTCGATCGGCAGCTTGTCGATGCCATGGCGCCGGAAAAGATCGTGGAGGAGTGGCAAGAGCTGGCCAGCGACCGTTCCACGGTCGCCTTCATGCCGCTCGTGCGATCGGCTCATGCTCTGGCGCAAGCGTTCCGCTCCGTGGGTGTCACGGCGGAAGTGATCCACGGCGACATGCCCGACCTGCTCAGGCGCGCCACCCTGGCCGACTACGAAGCCGGCAAGATCCAAGTCCTGGTCAACGCCATGGTGCTTACCGAGGGCTGGGACTCGCCGCGGACGAAGTGCGTCATCGTCGGGCGCCCCACCAAGAGCCGCTCCCTGTTTATCCAGATGGCCGGCCGCGGTCTGCGACCGGTGCCCGGCATCCCCGTGGAGGAGCAGGACTGCATTCTCATCACGGTGGCGGACGCGACCACCGATCTCTGCTCGGTCGCCGACCTCTCCGATCGGCCGCTGGACCGCAAGGCCGAAGGCTCCTTAGTGGCCATGGAGGACGCCTGGAACCTCGGCAAGGAGCTGGACGAAGCCAATCGGCAACGGCTCTGGACTGGCCAGGTCAGCCCCGTGGAATTCGATCCACTCGTGCAGCGCTCGAGCAAGGTGTGGCGCGCGACCAAACACGGCACGCCGTTCCTTCCGATCTCCAAGGATCGGGAGTACGTCTTCGTGGTCGGGACGAGCGTGTTCGCCTACGTCCAGGCCGGCGTACGAAAGATGGCCGCGGTTCGCCTGCACAAGGATCTGCCCGATCTCGAGCTCGCACTCACCGTCGCCGAGCAGGAGGCCGAGGAGCGCGGCGGGGACATCGGCCGGCTGATCGCGGACCGCAACCGGCCGTGGCGTAAGCAGGTGCCGAGCGCGGAGCTGCAGGAGTACGCGCAGCGCCTCGGCCTCGGCAAGGAGCTGCTGGCGATCATGGAGTCCAAGGCTGGCGGCAAGGCCGGGAAAGTGAGCGACTTGATCGCCAAGACGGTAGCCACGCGCGCGCTGGAGCCCGTGGTGGCGAAGATCAAGGAGGCGACCTCGTGAGGTGCTTTATCTGCCTCGGCTGGCATGATCCGGACGATGCGTGCGCGTCCGAGCGCCGGCCAGCACCGAAGACGCCCGACCTATTCGCCGATGCCGAGGACGCGCCGATGCTCGGCCCGGTCTTCAACGCGCAGTTCGATGGCGAGGATTCGTGCTGCGGCCAGGGGATCGAGCACGGCGAGGCGATCCGGGCCGATGGCGAGGGCGGCTGGATTCACGCCGGGTGTGAACAGATATGACCTGCCGTTGTGGTCGGCCTACCGACAAGCGCGGCAAGACCTACTGTGCCATGTGCTGGATCGGATACGGCACCCATTCCCATTTGTGCAGGAAACGAGAGCGAGAGACGAAGTGACCGACCTGGATCTGTTCGAGGATGCCGAGGCGCCGCCGGAGTACGGCGTCCGTGCCGGCCGCTACCGCTTCCCCCCGCCACCGGGCGTCGAGCCCAGCTCCAACGGCTGGATGCGGACATCGAACCTCGTGGCCGCCTTCTCGGACCAGCGCGCGCTGCAGCTCTGGCTGGAGCGCGCGACCTTGCTCGGTCTGCTGGCCAACGAGGGGCTCATCTTTGATGAGCTCGCGGCTCTGCCGGACGAAGAGCTGACGCCGGAGATGCTGGAACGGACGGCCGAGCGGGCACGGACCGCGGCCGGCGCGGACAAGGGCGCCCGCAAAGGCACGGCCAGGCACCTGATGATGTCCGGCTACCTGGACACCGGAGTGATCAACGGTCATCGGCGCATGCGGCTCCAGATGGAGGAGCTCCTCGAGGAGATGGAGCGCCACGAGCTGGACTTCCTCCCCGGCTGGTCCGAGCGCGTGATCTGGCACCCGATCGCCGGTGGCACGATGGGACGGCTCGATGCTCGGGTGATATGCCGGCGTACCGGCCAGGTGGGCGTGCTGGACCTCAAGACGCAGCGCAAGTTCTGGACGTATCAGGAGATCGCCGGCCAGCAGTGCTGCTACGACTCGGCCTCGTGGGTCTGGGAGGGCCCAGAGGGGCCGGGCGGCCGATGGGTGCCGTATCAGCATCCTGACCTCGATCCCGCCCTGGTGGAGATGAACAACCTCATGGGCATGCCTGGCGGCATGTGCGAGGGCAAGCGGGTGGCGCTGCTGGCTCACATGCCGTCCGATGGTGGGCGCGTGCAGCTCCATGAGGTGGATCTGGAGTACGGCGCCAGGGTGCTCGAGGTGGCCTCGTGGGTGGTGGCACTGCGCTCTCGGGGCAAGAGCGTGACCCCGGGCCGTGGCGTCGGAGGCGTCCGGCCGGTGCTCCAGAATTCTCTTCGGCCGAGGGGTTGACGGCGGGTCGCACGTGCCTGCTATAGTAGAGGCATAAGCAAGGGAGAACGGAGCAGGAGCCGCTAGCGCTGGCGGAACCGATCCGATCGAAGGCCGGCAGGCCGGGTGATGGGTGATCCCGCAAGGGATGGGCCCGGGGGTTCAATTCCCACCCGAATCCCGTTCCCCTTGCTTCAAGCGAGACATTGGGTTGCCGGTGAACAACGTCTTTAAAGGTGGAAACCGGATAGAGGGGCTGAAACGGCGTGGATGAGCGGTTGATAGCCGTACGCGTACGCCGCTCCTCGCTACAACTGAACAGTGTGAAGAAATACCAGACGGCGAGGCCGAGCCTCCCGCGGAGACGATCCGAAGAATCGCCGCGGGCACGAGTGAGCCCTTTTGGGTGAGTCGCTCGCCGTTACACGCCGGCTATAGCTCAGCGGTAGAGCACCATCTTCGATGGCCATCGAAGATGGTAGGTCGCGGGTTCGATCCCCGCTAGCTGGCCTACTGAATCGGTCTGAGCTGTCGGACCGTGGAAGGTGGGAAGGGTCCAGGGTCCGGGTCCCGCAAGGTATGGGCGCCCACGCCGGTAGGTTCAAAGCCAGCCCTGGACACGGTTGATCGAGTGAGCAGGATGAAGCAAGGCGTCATGCCCGGCGTCGTACGGATTCCCCAACACTCGATCTTGGCCCGACGGGCATCGGGCCAGCGCGGTAGCTCAGATGGTAGAGCCGCAAACGGTGCGGGGCTTGTGCCCTTGATCCAAGTAGCAGGTCCCGGGTTCGAATCCCGGTCGCGCACGCAGTAACTAAGTGCCAGACGATCAGGGACAGGCCGGCGGATGGGCGCCGGTACGGGGAGGCATCCCCTAAGGCGGGTTCGAGTCCCGCTCTGGCAGCGAGGGGCGGGAGCCAAACATCCGTACGCGGAGCACAGCCTCGCCCCTCACCCATCGAATAGAACCAATCGAATCAATCGAACGGAGCACCACAGCGCATGAGCGACGAATTCGAGATCGAGATCGAGGACGCGCAATCCGATCTTGTCCGCGTGGCGGACATCGACGGCCGGAACGTCGTGATCTTCCCGGAG